ATGAAGATTCATGATGCATTTGCTGATTATTTCACAAATATAAAAATTAACGAAGGCAAGAGCAAGCGTACAGTATCTTCATATGAAAATGATTTAAAGCAATATAAACAATTTTTAGATGAACAAGGCATTACAAATACAAAAAAGATTCAACCAGAGTTAATTGAAGAGTTTATTGCAAACCAAAGTGAATATAAAGCATCAACATCATTAGCCAGAATGACTGCTGCGATACGATCATTTCACCAGTTTATGACGATGATGCATGATGAAGCAGATCCAAGCTTAAACTTGCAGGTACATAAAGGACCTAAAACATTGCCAGTGTATTGTACTGTCGATGAAATTAAAATGTTAATGCAGTCGTTTGACGATACAAATATCCAGGATAATCTAGATCATACACTTCTAGAGACTATCTATAGTTGTGGTTTACGTGTATCTGAAGTGTGTAATCTAACAATTAATCGTGTAGACCTTGATACAGGCAAAATTCGTGTACTTGGAAAAGGGGATAAGGAACGCATTGTTCCAATACCAAAAGGTAGTATTCCACTTCTAAAACAATACGTTTCTATTACACGTGTTAATCTAGTTCATAAAAAGACCAATATGTTCTTTTTAAATCGATTTGGTCGTAAGATTACTAGTAAATACGTAGAATTACTATTACAACGCAAATGTGTCGAACTTGGTTTTAAAAAGCATATTACACCACATAAACTTAGACACAGTTACGCAACACATATGTTACAAGGTGGCGCTGATTTACGTAGTATTCAAGAAATCCTAGGTCACAGTAATATACAGACTACAGAAATCTATACACACGTACAAAATAAACAATTGTTTGATGCGTATAGTAAGTTTAATCCATTAGCATCACAAGACTTAGATATACCAAAGAAGAAGGATGAGTAATCACTCTATAAGAGACTCATCTTTTTATATTTATTTAAATCGCATAACATACAATATATGTAATTATAATTAGTCTAACTAGAAAGGGGTATTAAATGAACGTTAAGGCAGTTATCGTTGAAAGAACTAGCAAAGCGGGAAAGCTGTACAAGGTTTTACAAATTACATTCCCTAATGGTTACGTTTTTGAAACATTTTTAAACAATGAACAAAGCTACATTATTGAAATGAACAAGTAGAAAGGGGATAAGACATGGTTGCTCATTTATTAACTATTGCTCGTGAAGCTTCAGGTTACCAATTTGGTTTTGATGCAGCTGCAGTTGTTTCTGGAATGTTCTCCGTAATTACTGCTAACATTGGTCCAATCTTAGCTTTAATGGGTATTACACTTGGCGCTGGATGGGTTGTCAAGTACTTCAAGCACGCTCGTAAAGGTAAGATTTAATTAATCCTATTTAACGTAACTAGCTACTACGTTGATAGGGGAGATAGTCATAAGTGGCTATCTCCTTATTTTTTTATTAGAAAGGAGTTTATATGACAAATTTAGAACTTATTAAAGTATTAGTTTCATTGTTTGCTGATTACTTTAAATATTTTATGCCTATTATTGGACTTATGGCAGGCGCTAACTTAGTTTTTAATTGGATATGGTCAATATTATTCAAGCCATTTCAACACATGTAATTAAGTTACTAATTGCATGCATGTTTTTAATTCCTGTTCATGCTGAAGAGACTCCAAGTCCAAGTCCTAGTCCTACACCTGAAACGCAGAATAATGATGATTTAATCAATTATTTAGAAAAACAGAAAGCAGAACAGGCAGAGAAGGAAAAGCAAGAACAAGAAAAGAAAGAACAAGAAGAACAAGAGAAGAAGGAAAAAGAAGAACAAGAGAAGAAAGAAAAAGAAGAAAAAGAAGAGCTTGAAAAACAAGAGAATTTAGATCGCGCTAGCTTTGATTCTTCCAGTGATGTTATTTATGGATATGCTAATAAATATGCCTATTATTTCATTGGTTATACTAGAGCTAATAACTATTCTAATTATACATATTATGGATATTATTTTGACACTTATACTCGTTTCGAGCGTGTAGGCAATACTGTCAAATTCTCGAATGGAAAGGGGAAATATGTATATTGTACTAATGGGGGTTGTACTACTTCAGAATTAACTAATTCATTTACTATTCCTAATTGGCACAATATTCAGAGTAATATATATGAAGTTGATTTTCCAGCAATTACGTCGATTGATAAGGCTTATGTACACCTTATTGATTACTATTCCGAGATTGTTTCGGCACTTCTTGCTATTGTTGTTTTGTGGTTTATTTCTGATAAGCTCATTTTCAACAAAGGTAAACGCATTTAGCGATTATTTTATTAATGAAAATTCAATGAATGCTTATATATATTTTGTTTCTAAAGGTTGTACTAATCTCTGGGGAACTCCTGGTAATGGTTATTCTACTTTAAATTTAGGAGACGCTATATCTGGCCAGTATAATTTTGGTAATAACTACGGCTCTATTAGTCTTTATGAAAAAGAGTTAAAGTATACCGTCACGTTTCCTCAGATTGGTGGTAATTATCGTTCACTTAATGGCTATGATAATCAAGCGCGTTTGTACTGGGACCATAAATCACCTATGTACATGGAATTTTTTAGTACTAAACAAATTGATGTAAATTCATCTTTTACATATGGTGAACATGGTCAAAGTACTCCTTTATCTTTAATTACATATAACTATATCGCTGGTAGTGCTAATCTTTTTCACTACATTTTCAAATACTCTCCTATTGAATCATATTATTCTTTAAATTTTAATTTCTATGCTGGGGGTGCTGGTTTAAAGGTTATTCCTATTTTCTTAAAGTATGAGACTGAATTAACCAATTCTGAGCGCACTCGCGTAGGTCTTGCAACTGTAGAAACTGCAGCTATTAATAATCTTCAATCTTCTAATGATGAAAACTTCAAAAAACAGATCGCAGAGGCAAAAAAGCAACATGATGAACAAATGGACACTTCAAAGGTTACAGAGGTTAATGGTATCGCTGATAGTCTGCAGAAGGTCGGAAATGAGAAAACTAAGAGCTTGTTATATCCTGTTCAATGGGCTATTGATACAGCTCATAATTTAGCGTCTGCTCCTGCTACTGGTGTTATCTCTCTTCCTGGTATTTTCGGAGCTGATTCATTCCAGATAGATTTATCTGTTTTTGAGCGAGAGCTTCCTTCTGTATGGTTTTTTATTCAGAATTTTATACGCTTTATAATCTCATTTGGCATTATTAAAGGTATCTTTTCGCTTTTTAAGGGGGTAGATTCATAATGATTGTTAAAGCCTTCTTAGCGATAATTAAAGCTATCACTGACGTTGTTTTTAGTATCATTCCAGCTATTCCAGTTTTTCCGTCTTTTGTTGGTGATTCTCTTAATTGGTTTTCAACTTACGCAATCCAGGGAGCTAGCATATTCAGATATATTTTAGGTGATTTAGTCTATTCAGCTTTAATTGATTATGTTGTGTTAGTTCTTGGATTTAAATTATTCTTAGTTGTATTTAATTTTATAAAGAAATATGTCCTAATGAAGGGATAAGAAAGGAGTTATCCAGGAGCTAGCGCATGCGCTCCTGGATGAGCTACATGGCAAACATTGAAACACTTGTAAAAAAGGATTTAAAGAGCTTAAATGCACAAGTTATCCATGATGACTATCTTTTGTCTAAGAATAAGGATTTTTTCCGATTATCTGGTGTCCAGGTTTTTTGTGGTCGTCAGGGAATGGGTAAAACAATTTCTATGGTAAAAGTATTATTAGATATTAAAAAAAGATATCCTAAATGTATTGTAGTTACTAATTTACTTTTGAATGTTGATTTTGACTATGTACATTTTTCTAGTATGGATGAATTAGCGGACAAGTTAACTAATGTAAATAATGGTATATATGGAGTAGTTTATGCAATAGATGAGATTCACACTTATTTCAACGCATTAGACAGTAAAAATATACCAAGTTACATATTCACAGAAATTAGCCAACAAAGAAAACAAAGAAAATTAATTTTAGGAACTAGCCAATTATATCTAAGACTAGCTAAGCCATTTAGAGAACAATCAGACACACTCATAATGTGTAAGTGTATAGCTCATAAATTTAACATAATGTATGTATATGACGGAGCTACTCTCGTAGAAGATTTCGGAAAGCTCTCTGGCGATTTGCTTAAGGTTGGATTTTTTATGCAAACTAGAAAGCTTCGTGATAGCTATGATACTTACCAAAAAGTAGTCAGTGGCAGAGAACAATACGAAAGTAACAATAATTTCAATTTTGAAATTAAC